CACTTTGATTATTTTTGTAACTGCCATATTATTCACCCACGAAAAAATCTTCAGATAGTCTACGAGTCACTTTTTCAATTTCCTTAAAATCATAGGACATGATTTTATCAAGTTCTGCCATATGAGATTTTAGTTCTTTTACTTGCTCGCTTGTTACCTCACATGTCATGTTTGCCACATTTGCAATCTGGTTAATATTATTTCCTATACGGCTTATCTGTGTGGCAACTTCAAAAAGTCCGTTGTAATCAATTCGATAGCAAATGCCAGTATGGATGTATGCTCTTATTAGATTTGAATAAGATGAGAAACCTAAAAAATCCTTTTGTTTCATAAGTTCATCATATTCATTTTGAGTGATTCTGATATAGATTCTTTTTGTAAATTTATTCATTTTGAATGACCTTCCTTTCTAGTATTACAGGGGTTTGGGGATGTGCCCCAAGTTTCTTTTTGCCAAATTTTCAGATCTTGACGAAGTTAAGTTCTGAAAATTTAGGCGGTTTTGGCGTACAAAACCAGTGCTTGCTTTTTTTAGGTCTGCACACAAGGTGCAGACAGCTTATAAGGAATAGGTCGTTTGAGCACAAAAAAAGTTGCTACCTTAGGGCATACCTATCCCAGTAGATAACAACAATTTTTTAAAAGCTAGTTTATATGACCTATAATAGCAGAAGGAAAATGAAAATACAATGACCTTTAGGAAATAAAGTATATTCGTTTGAATATAAAGTATATCCAAGTAGGTATATAATTTGTTATAATGATAGCAGTAAGATTTTTATGGGGGCAGGATATGACAATAGGGAAGAAATCGTATTTAAGAGTACCAAGTGATAACGGATATAAATATGTAATTTATGAAACGGCAGAAAAGGGAGACCCGGAATATTTTTTGACGGATAACTATGAGGAGGCAACCAGATTTAGTGAGCATAGGCTAGATTGCTTCCGTATGATTGCCGGCAAGCTTGAATATGAAGTATTATCTTATTTTGATTTGGTAAGTGAATTTGATAGTAATGTAAAGGCAGTATTAGATGCATCCATTGACTTTATGGAGCTTAGTGAAGAGTTGTCAAAGACAATTTCGGAATATACTGAAATGAATCAAGTGAAAGCTTGTTGGATGCTTGGAATTGATGACATCGAATGTAAGCTTAGATTACCAAAAGAAGATTTTAATGAATTGATGGATGAGATGGAAAGAGTGGCTGCTTTCTTGCCATATGATTTTTTATTACAAGTACAAAGACTTAGAAAGTTTAGAGAAAACAAATAGCTTAAGAAAGTGATGAGTAAAAAAACATACTTATCACTTTTTTTATATTGTAGAAATCATTGGATGTTAAATATCCCCTGGGAGCTCGGGCAGGGGAACCCTTAGAGGATGTTAGAAGTGGATATTGATGGGAGATTTCTCTTACATCCTCTTGGAAGGGGTGGGAATGGTACCAGCATCATCCCAAATATGAAAAAAAGAAAAAAGTACGACAAACCGATGAAAGTCATTTTTATTGTACGCAAGCCGTGTTAGTATCAAATTGCAAAAAAACTAGCAAACAAAATTTTCGCAGGAGGAAGAAAAAATGGATTACAAAACAAAACTAGACGATTTTTTTGATGAGATGGTTGAGGGGCACCTTCGTGTACTTTGCTCAGAAAACGAGAAACACAAGCAACATAGAAAAAAGATTGTCGCAATGTCCGAGCAGGTCGAAGAAGTTTTAAAATCGTTGCCGGCAGAAAAACGAAAAGTCATTGATGAATACTTGGAAGAAAAAAACATTGAGCACTACGATGAAATAAGATTTTTGTACAAACAAGGATTCAAAGACGGAATCAAATTTAAGAAAGATTTTGAGATGTAAAAGGAGAAAAAGAAGAAAAAATCAAGCTGGCATTTTTATTACACACCATAATTTTTATAATGAATTTGTAAGCGAAAAGGTGTGTTGCTTACAGTGTCATTGGTTTTTACTCATTTCGTAGTTCCGCAATAAGCGGAAAGATTCTCCAGCACAGAAAAAATCTGTGCACTTTCACCTCCTTACACTTGGTGAGTAGCCTTTGGACTAGCGGTAAGCTATTCCAAAGGCTACATTTTTGAAAGAGGAAACTTGATTTAAGATGGCATTTTTATAACACATCAAATTATGGATAATAAAGAAAACTGAATATTGAAGGAGAGATTATTTATGAGAAAAAGAATTAAGTTATGGATGACCAAGGGGAAACTTTGTAATCGGTGTTGTTTGTTTTGTAAGTATTTTAAGGAATGCAAGAAAGAGTTTTAATACATTCATGGTGTCCTTGATATAACCCACATAAGGGTTTTATCTTTTACTTTAGTATGGTAAAATATGGAATAGAATATTTTACTTGTTGGGGGTATATCAAGGAACATGCCAAAGGGAAAAAATCAGAAATTGAAATTACTATACCTTGCTAAGATTATGCAGGAAGAGACAGATGAAAAGCATAGACTTACCATGCCACAGATAATTGAGAAATTAGAAGCGTATGGCATTGAGGGTCAGAGAAAAACGCTCTATGATGACTTGGCAATTTTAGATGATTACGGTATTGAGATAATCAAGGTTCAGGAAGGTAAGAAAACATATTACTATGCCGGAAGCAGAGATTTTGAAATTGCGGAGCTTAAGTTCTTGGTAGATGCAATTCAGTCATCAAAGTTTATTACGCCTCATAAGACAGAGGAGCTAATAAAGAAGATGGGAAGTCTGGTAAGTAATTACGATGCAAAGCTTCTTAAAAGACAGGTGTATGTAACAGACCGAGTAAAGAGCATGAATGAAAGTATCTATTATTCCATTGATGAAATTCATAATGCCATCAATGAGAATAAGCAGATAACATTCAAATATTTTAGTTGGAATAAAAAGGGAGAACCAGAGCTTAGACACGATGGCAAAACCTATCAGGTAAGTCCATGGGGACTTGTGTGGGATGATGAAAACTATTATCTGATTGCCTACGTGGATGAGGAAAAGTGCCTTAAGCATTACAGAGTAGATAAGATGCTAAATCTTACTATGATAGATGAGAAAAGATTAGGAGCTAAGCTTTACGAAAAGCAAAATAAAGCGACCTATACCAAGAAGCATTTTGGTATGTATCATGGAGAGGAAGAATCTGTCACTCTTGAATGTACAAATGACATGGCAAATGTCATCATGGACAGATTTGGTCGTAATCTATCCATCCATCCTCTAGGGGAAGATAAGTTTAGAGTAAAGGTTGATGTAGTTGTGAGCGACCAGTTCCTTGGTTGGATAATTGCTCTGCCTGACGTTACCATAGCTGCACCGGATAACGTAAGAGAGCGTATGCAGGAGATTGGAAAGAGATTGATTGGGCAATATAAGTAATGTGAGGGGTGTAACGATGCTAGAGCAAAAAGATGAAATAGTAGAGCTTGAAAAACAACCACTTTTGATTTTTAAAACAGAAGAAGATAGAACGGGTAGAGATATTGCAAAATTGAGTGATTTTTTTGATGATTATTTGAAAGAAATGTCCATTTCTTTGTATGCTAATTCCGAAGTTGAAGTGTTAAAAGAGATTCCGGTTGCTGATTTGGGTGTAGTAAATGATGTGATGCATCATTTACAAATGGTATCAAATGGTAAAATTACTTTGATTCCTGATTTTGATAGTTTATCGCCAGAGATAAAGACTAAATTAAAAAAGGGAATATATAAGATTGGTGAATCAAGACAAGTTGAAGATAATTTGCGAGCTGTAATAGTAGATGAAAACAATACGAGGGTTAAGGATATTACACTAAAGAGAGTTGTTAATAACCCGGGAACTATTGATACAATAAGAAGTATTGGTAATCAAATGCAGATGAAACAGATATATAGTAAGCTTGCAGAAATTCAAGAGTTGCAGACGTATCAAATTGAAAAGGAAAGAAATAGAGATTTTCTTGCTCCTTTTTTAGATGCAAGACATTACATAATTCAAGCTGAAAAGTGTGATATGAAGCAAAGGGTTGAATTGTTAAATAAAGCTGACGACCTAATAATGAAAGCATTGCATTTGGTATATGTTGATTTGGAAACTACGTCAAAATTTTTTGTTAAAAAAACAAAGTTACCTTTTAAGGTGCCGGGAGTTCATATCAACGAATATATGTCATTTATTGCTAAGGATTTGGAAATAGCCACTAAATTTGTTGGGATTCGCATGAGGATTAATGATTATATTGGTAAAGCAGATGAGTCAAAATATATACTGGAAGAGTTTAATCAGGTGATGTATGACTTTGTTGCGAAATCAGTAAATAAACATGGCGAATCGGTAGCTTTGCTTATGCATGGACATACAAAATATGATGATTCAAATAGAGATGCATGGTATAAATTTGTAGAACAAATTAAACCAGCATTAGAACAACAAAGAGAAATGATTATGCTTGAAAATGAAAGAGAATTATATTATGTTACAGTGGAGGATTGATAATGAAGAAGAAAGATAATGCAGAAAAGAAATGCGTTGTTTGCGGTAAAATATTAACAAATCCAAATAAGAAGTTATTGTGTCCAAATTGTAAAAAGAGTGCTAATACAGGTGGGACTTTTTTGGGGATGCTTGGTGGTTGTATGTTTATAAAAAAACACGGAAAGGACGCCATAAATGTAGTAAAAACTTTTATAAGAAAGTAGATTTTAGTAAGAGTTTAAAGAGTAAAGATAGAAAACCGTCAGATCATAATGAAATGGTCTGACGGTTTTTTTGTGGCATTTTTATAGGACACCTTATGAGGTATAGTTAAATCATAAAATCCAAGATAATTGATTTAGGGAGGTGTCTCATGAAAGCTATCAAGATTACATTATGTGTATTGCAGATGATATTAAGCATATTTACTATCGTCTATATTTTGACAAAGAAAGAAGAGATTGAGGAGTAGAGGAGGTTATGATTATGGATAAGATATATTTCACAATTACCGGGACAAGGCATCGTCTTGGACAGGACTTTTTCAAAAAGGGTATGAAGGTTGAACTTGTTAAGGAACCAGACAACGAGCATGATAAAGAAGCAATTAAGGTCATGCTTGATGGATTTCATGTAGGTTATGTTGCTAATAGCACATACACTGTTCTTGAAGGTTGTATGAGTGCCGGAAGAGTTTATGACAAGATTGGTGATGTAGCATATGGCAAGGTAAAGATTATTACCGAGAGAGGGATTATTTGTAAGCTGACAAAGAAAAGCTTACTTGAAAACCAGATTATATATAGTGCAAAGACTGAGGAGGATATAGTTGATGAATAATGTAGAGTCAGCAAATTACAAAGCAAGACCACTTATAGGAAGTGATTTTAAAGATGTCAAATCCATCATTAAGGGTAGCAAGTACATGGGAAGATTATGGAAGGTACCATTTCTTTCAGAAGAGAATTTGGATGACATCGTAAGAGAGGTTTTTATCAGTGAAGGATGTTATGCAGTAATAGATAAAAAGACGGAGGCTTTTTGTGGGTATCTTTCTACATCTTATGAGGATGGAGAAGGTGAGCTTGCAGTCAGGATGAAAGATGATGTAGGAATTGATGAGGTTATGGAGCTGTTTGGAAAGATTATTAAAGAGAATGCTCCAACCGGCGGTAGTACAAATCTTACAATACAGTATAGTTATGAGGTGTAGGTGATTTTTTATAAGCGGAGTTCTGCAGGTTGCAGATCTTCGCTTATTATAAAAGCATTATTGAAAAGAGGGAATGTTTATGGATGACGGTTGGAATGTTGTATCGAAGCTTAGAGAAGTGGATTATAGATTATCTAGGTTAGGCTATTCATATGCTTATGCAAGTAGTAATCATTTATTGAAGAACAAGTATGCAGAAGGTGGTAAGCCACATATTGTATGGGTGCATGAACCCGTAGAGGTTGCGTTATTGAATGATGAACTTATGTGCCGATACAAAACAGATATAAAAAGAAGAGAACGAAAAGAAGTATTTGATACTTTCATAGGTCAGTTTGTATCTCATGACCATGGGGAATTTGGTGGGGAACTTATTACACCGAAGGAAGTAATGGGTGGAAATTTCATTGATATATTTGAGTGTGATGGAGTGGTATATGGAATTGACTCATGCAACCATATGGGAATAGGGCATACTAATATTTATGCATTTGATGAAAAGGCTAATGCTACTCATATATTTGGAACAAAAGGTAGAGATTTATTCGATGATGGGATAAGGGAGCATATGGCTCACAGAGCTACTTATATGACAGATGATTCTGTTTATATTTTGGTTTCTGGAGAATGTGGTATATCATACCCACGAAATAACGGAAGCTGGCAGGATAAGACATATCTGTTAGTTATAAATAAGGGAGAGCTTAAAGAAAAAATCGAATTTGATTTTGAGCTTGGAAGTGTGCAGAATATGATTGTTCATAATAATCAGTTAGTTGTTGGTTTGAATAAGGTTGCAGGCATTATTGATTTATCTACGAAAGAGATAAAGGCATATACTGGACTTGGTAAGGGTGCTATTAAGAATCTTATGAGTTCTCGTGATAAAGGAGGATGGGATTAGATGGGTAGAGGTATATCATATATATGTAAGCATTGTAATAAAAAAGAAGACTTGTTTTTTGGTATTGGATTTATGTTCATGGAGGTTTATCAGGAAACAGTAAATGAGATTAAGGAAGGGAAATATGGTGCTGAATGGAAACAACTTTATCAGTCTAGGGAATTTGTTGCCGTCAACGCAGAACCTTATTTGTATTACTGTAAAAAATGTGGTCGTTGGGAAATGACTCGATGTATGGATTTATATGTACCAAAGGACGAGAAGGAATTAAAGAAAGAGCAGTTTGGTAAAAAAACAGTGGAAGAGTGGGGAGAAATACCATATGTGTTTGGCAGAGAACTTAAAGACGAGTATGATATTTTAAAGGCATATAACCATGACTGTCCGGATTGTGCAGAACCTATGACTTGTATTGATGATGAGGATGCACTTGATGAATTAAGATTGAAGTGTAATAAATGTGGTAATATAATGGAGCAAAATGGAATGTTCTTATGGGACTAAATAAAACTTTTGGACAAAATGTCCAAAGGTTGGACTTGGAGGGATAATATGAAACATCCGAATGATAAAGCGTTGTATATAAAAACTGAATCGCCACATGGTAGTGGTCAAATTGTGTTACATGTCACAGATACATTTAAAGAAGGTTATGTTTGTTTTGATGATACAAATAGAGGACATATGATACAAGGAAAAATTGTTGCAGAAGATGATGAAACATTTACCTTTATTGATAAGCACGATGAAAAATGGGTATTTGAAATTGTGACGATAGAAAAGTTTAAAGGTGGTATGCATCGTCATGTATTTAATGGTGAGGAAATTGCTAAGGAATGTGATACAACAGAAGAATTATGGGAGTATTTCAGAAAGCTTTTTCCACTGAATGGTGAGTAAGGAAGTGATATTATGGGTCTAACATCAAAGCAAAGGGAAGAAGTGGAACGAATTAAGAATAATCCATTTGTTAAACTGGATGCAGGACTAAGTGACGAGGACATATTAGCACAAGCACGATTCATTGAAAATGGAGTTGGGATTGATATATTTGATAGTGAAGAAGAGTATCGTGCATATATGAAACGACAAAAAGTATGAGGTGGTTGATAATGAAAAATAGTGAAAAGATAGAAAAGATACAGTTTTTATTGGATAATCCCAACATAGAAGATGCGTATTATGAGTTGCTTGATAGTATGGGAGATTTAAAAAGAAATTACGGTGACTATATGACTACGGAAACGATAGACTGTGATAAGGAACTAGAGAGAACAAAAGAGGCTAATTATGAATTATGTACGGCACTTCTTACCATGATGTTAAGAGAAGACCATTTTGCAAACGGTTCCTTTAGGGAGCGATACAATAATGGTCAGGTTGATGAAGTATTAAATCGAATGATAACCTGTCTGAAAGAGAGATAAGAAAAGAGCTGCATCGTGATGCTGCTCTTTTGAAAAAGGATATGCGAACAAGTAAAGTGATCTGCGTAGCAGTTCACTTTTTTGTTTGGTGTGTCGAAGGTAATTATGTGAAATCCCTTTATATTATTAATAAAAGGTTCAACTTGTAATATTTAAAAAACTGTGCTAATGTATTTTGAACAACATATATTAATTGAAAGAGGGGTGTTATTTATGTGGTTGCTTATATTAGTGTTGATAGTAATAATTGCCATATCATTAAACTCACATGATGAAAAACAGGCGGGTATTTTGGACGATAGCCAAGTTGAAGTTAGATGCAAGGAGATAGCACGTGTTCTAACAAATAATAATATTACAACTGCTATCCGAATTTCTCACTTTGAAATTCCCAACGCAAATTTTGGTGCACTTGGCTATACTGTATTTATTGGAGGTCCTGGTGAAAAAATAAATGAAACTATCAAGTCTCATTTTAAGGCGGATGAAATTGCAACTATGATTGTAAAGAACACTTCTGAAAAATTTGTTGTATCATACGAAAACTCATTGATTTCTATTAAACAAAAGAAATAAATATATTTCATTGTGAAGTTGCTTTTTAAAAGAATATGCGAACAAGTAAAGTGATCTGCGTAGCAGTTCACTTTTTTTGTTCGTCAGATAGTGCATTTTTAATGGTATCAAAGAAACTGTTAAAGTAAATTTCCGTCTGCTTCTTAGCTTCATCTATGGTACAAGGTTTTTCAAAATGAGTAATCATATCATATGGTCTCATCATTCTTCGCTTGTCTTTGGTATAGACCATAAATGCAAATGATAAGGTCCAGTAGGTTCCGGTATCAGCAAGATTCACTCGGATGTCACCTATATCAGCAGTTAAGGAATGTTTTGTGTTTTTGATAGTTAATTTCTCCCAAGGTATTGTAATCATGTTAATGCTCCTTTGTTTTTTTCTATATCATAAAAGAGATAATGAAGAAAAACTGTTGGTTTATGTACTTGTTTTGTGTAGGTATTTGTTGGTTCTTGAAAAGATAGATAAGATAAAAGAGGTTTGCCCCAGAATGTGGGGCAAACCAACTTTTGCTACATCTCAAAAGATAATTGTTCAATATCAGGTTCTTCTTGCGGAATTTCCCCTGTTGGAGAATATGGAATTGATATAGTATTCTCATCAATAATGTCGGTGGGTTTGGTTTTGACTTTATGAGTATATAATTTTTCCATTGGAAGTGTAGAGTGTGTTTGCATCTTTTTATTGTAGTTAATTAATAGTGCTTCGGCAAATCCGATAGAACCGGCACGCCGTTCCTTTGCGTTACGTATTATTTGTTTACAAGAGAAGATACCATTTTTCTCCATAAAAATATCATCCTTTAAGGAATCGCCAAAAGCATTGATTAAACGAGCTACACCATTTAGCATATTTGAGGATAAAGAATGAGTTTCACCTTCCCAAGTGCCGATGCAAAGTCTGAGAACACGGTCTAAGGTATGATACCCATATTTATCATAAATCTGTTCTATGGTAGAAACTGCACATATACCGCCCGGAGTAGTAGTAGGAGTGATTGTAAGGTTATATGATTCTACAAGTGATTTGATGATTAAGTGTTTATCACTGCCAGCTTCGATATTTGCCATAAAAATCTCATAAGGGAGAAGTCGTTTGACATATTTCATCTGATTCGCAAATATATCGGCTTCGTGTTCATAGATTAAATCATCATATATCATGCACCACACAGGAGTTTCACGAGAACCGGACACAAGAGCAACGATTTCTATGGTATGCTGACCATTGAAAACATAATTGATTCCATCTCGTCTGCTAACCTTTACCGGATTTATTTGGCAAAGGTCAAAATTAGCCGCTGCTTTTCTTACGTGATTGATGGATAGGTTTCTTTGATAATCTTGATTTGACACAAGGTTTTTAATTGGTATTAGTTCATAGTGGACGTTTGGAACATATGCTGAGTAATCATCCATTAGTTGAATCCTCCTTAATAAGTGGCGATAGTTCATCAATGATAGCTTTTAAATTGTATAATTGAAGGGTTAGATTATCTCTTGCCTTTAATGATGTTTCTTCAAATTTTGTGTTTTTGGTTGCTCGTTTTATTGAGCTTATCCAAGAAGGAATTGTAAGGGCAAGGCTAGAAATCTCTGCATCAGGGTCATACTTTGGAAGTTGTTTGATTGGTATTTCTGCTTGTGGCAAGTCAACATCTACCTTTGTGTGCTTTTGAATCGGTTTCCATTGTAGTTCCTTCCTGACATCAGAATATGTGATTTGTCCTTCGCTATCCTCTGTAAGATAATCGAGTAAAGAATAAAGTTCATCTTTTGAAAGGTTAGAAAGGTTAATGATGTTATCATGGGAAGCTTTGATTTTACCATTCAAGATTTTCTTGGCAATTTCCGGGCACTTATCTTGAATGACATCTAAGGCTTTGGAATATATACCATATTTATAAACCGTATTATGAGATAGATTAAATTCTTTGCCCATTTCATAAGCAGTACGGTTGTGGCTAGGTATTGCACCATATTTTTTAGCTTGGAAAAGTTCTTCTTTTGTAGCAGTATGTTGATTGATACCTTTAGCGTTTCTAGCACCGATAGCTTTTTCGGTTTCATATTTTTTTCCGATTAAATATTTCTTGGTTTCTTCTGATATGTTTCTTCTTCCGAGCTGGTTAGAACATATCCAAGTTATTGCTTCATCACGATTATGAAAAACAACAAATCTTGTCCTAAAAGGAATGTTGTGTTTATGGCAAATATTGTAACGATTGTGTCCATCAATAATAGTGTTGTTCCAGACCGTAATAGGTTCAAGACAACCTTCTGCTATTATGTTTTCTTCAAGCTGAGTAAATTCCTCTTCGGAAAGAGGAGCTAGAAGAGTTTTAAATTCTTTATCAATGATAAGGGTTCTAAGACGAGAAGAACTATTCATTATGGCTCCTTTCTGAACCATATAAAACGCAGTCATCAATAGCAAATCTTACAATTCCGTGGGTAGGAATATAGTTTCCATAGATACGATACGCTTTCATGGTTTCACACTGATTACTGATTGATTTTAATTCGTTGAGCAAAACGGTACTGTGAAGCTCAAAACTTTGTCCCTTTTTAATTCGTTCATAGCTTACATGATGAGCAAGCTTGTCTGAACGAATCCCCTTCATAATGGCAATGGATTTATCACTTGGATTTACAAGGAGCTGTATGTATTCCGGTTGACCAAGAGCATCAAGTGTTACCTTATGAATGCGAATTAGGTTACGTTTTAGGTCAATGGATAGAATCGGTTTCGGTGAGGAAGGTTGTTTGCTCATATGTAGGCACCTCGCTTTCTTATACATCTGTATTTACTTGTTCTAATTCATGTTTTCTTTTTACTTGTTCCTTAACACCAAAGATGGTATAGCCATCAAAAATGTTAATCTGTAAAGAGTTTTGGTGTTCTTCTACTGGAACTCCAAACTGGTTTTTCCATTCTTCCGGGTAAGTAGCCTTACGAGACATGACTTCTTTGTTACCATCCGTCATACGGCGTACAAAGATTTCTGGAGAGTTTAAATCAAATACAAATAGTAGCTCATTGTTTGATTTAATGAGCTTGCCTAAAAGCTTGTATCTGTATTTTGGGTTCCACTCCATAAGGCTTAGAATCTTTCCGTAGATAATAGGACAGCTGATTTGTCTAGGTGTTCTTTTAGTAGTAGCAGAGCACCAACGGAAAGAGTCTTTTAAGTCTTCGTTACAAGGTCGAACTACAACCTTTTTTTCGGTGGGGTTTACCAAAAACTGGATGTAGTTAAGACCGGGAAGCTTTTTGATGCAAGCAGTATTCACATAGAGCTTGTTGTTGCAAAAGGTAAGAGAGGGTTCGTAGGTATGAGCAAAAAACTCTCCACGTACAACTTGATAACCCTCAAAGGTAAAATCTTCGTCAACAGTAATTTCAATACCGCCCTCTAGGACGGTGTGTAAGGTGCTATCTTGATTATCCATTTGTGTCTCCTTTTATATCACTAATTATTTTATCTATGTTGTCTCTAATTTGTTCCGGAGTAGAGATGTTAAGCTCCATGGTCTCAAAAGGTTTTCCTTTTGATTGGGAGTTCCAGTTATCATCATGTGTAATGGTTTCACCATTCATGGCATCATAATATTCTTCTCCAAATCCATCTGCCCAAGTAGCAGGATATGCCACAATGCTTTTTTTACTTTTGGTTTTAATTAAAGCTATATCATCCGCACTATCTGCTTTTGGTGTAGGAATCATAATCTCCGTATTGCTTAGGTCAAAGAGCAGGAAGTAATCTTCACCTTTTTGCTTTTTGTAACCGATGGCTTTATATTTATTATCCTTATCCCATTCAAGCAATTCATAAAGGGTAGGCATAAAGGAAGTGCCGGGTATGATTTTCGGAGATATGACGGCATTTAAGGAGCGAGCCCATTTATAGGAATATTTGTTATCCTTTTTGCTTTGTCTTACCACCAAAAGCTTTCTGTCCGGATGAATGAGCATATCCACATAAAGGCAGGAGTCGAGCTTTCTGATACTTTGTACACCGAACATTAAATTGTCGATGGAAAAAGTTACAGTAAGCTTATGCTTAGAGGAGAAAAATTCCGCATGAGCAAGCTCAAAGCCTCTAAGGTCAAATTCCCCTTCAAAAGCTTCTATGGTATCAGTACCAGCAAAAGGATTGATTTCAATGGGAACACTTCTTGAAGCATTTTTATAATCATCTGGCTTAAAGCCGGCCCATCTTGGATGGATCGGCACAAAGCCGGTTAGTACGCCTTCTTCAATGACATGAAGTGTGGGTAAAAGTTCTTTGTTGCCATATTTTGCATTACTAATCATATGCTGTACGGCAATGAAATCATCTCTTGAAATGATAGGGTCATGATGGTCACGTTGCCTGTACTGATTTCTGTCAAAGTTATTCTTTTTTGATTTATGGTCTAGGTAGTTTGGTGTATAGGTTTTACGAGCAAGAATGTCACCACAATGACGCTCATTTTGTAAAATCTGTAACACACTGCTAGAAGACCATTTTGTATTACCTTTTTTCGTGGTGCGTTTAAGTGTCGTTAAGGCATTTGCAATCTCCTGAGAAGTATAGCCGTATAGGTACATATAAAATATGAGACGAACGGTTTTAGCCTCATCCTCGTTTATGATTAAGTTGCCGTCCTCATCTTGGTCGTAACCAAGCAAAGCCGGAGTTAAAAAGATACCTCTACTAAAACGCATTTCAATGGAAGAGTTCATAATCTCACTTTTTGTATGACTTTCTTCCTGAGCAAGAGTTGCGATAAAGGAAAGACTCATCTCACTGTTAGCATTTAAGGTATAGATGCCTTCTGTCTCAAAGAGGATTCCCACAGGTGGGTTTAAGCTTTTTAATTCTCTTTGGTAGGAGATGCAATCAACAATATTTCTTGCAAAACGAGAGACACTTTTTGTAATAATCATATCTATCTTTCCGGCTTTACAATCATTTATCATGCGTACAAAAGCATCACGGTGTTTTAGAGAAGTGCCAGATATACCTTCATCAGCGTAGATTTCTATGAGCTCCCAGTTTGGGTGTCTGCTTACTACATCCTGATAATGATTTCTTTGAAGTTCATAAGAGGATGTCTGTCTAGGGTCATCTGTAGAAACACGAGCATAAACAGCTACCCTTTTTAGAGTAACATCTTCCATAAGAGGAGCTTGTTGAATAGCAGGAATCACATCAAGTTCATCCAAACCGATACCTTTATAACGCTGTCTGATTTTTGCTTTTTGTTCTTCAGAAGATGAAACCTTCTTTTCGTTTTCGTTCATAAAAAAGACTTCCTTATTCTAGTTTTAGGTTATTATATTTTTTTTATAAAAGAAAAGAAATAAACCAGAGGTCAATAAGTTGACCACTGGTTTATGTACGAATAAAAAAATTGCGTTATTATTTTTATGATAGGCATATTTTATTCATGAAAACAGTTGCTTGATTTTAAGTGATTAGCAATAGCGGAAGTAATGCCAACTAATAAGCGTTGCTCTCTTGGGGTTAAGTTATCTAGTGCTTTAGAAAGCTTAAAATCAAGTTCTCTGTCTTCATAGGAAATGAAGTCTGATAAAAGCTCATTTGGTGTTACGCCTAAAGCATGGGATAGAGCAATTAATGTATCAAGGCTGATTCGTTTTTTGCCAGTTTCGATATAGCTTATGAATGGTACAGATAGATTTGTTTTTTCAGCGAGTACCATCTGAGACATATTAAGATTTGTTCTATATGCTTTCACTTTGTTTCCGATTAATTTGTAATTTATATTCATGTATTTATCCTCCATATTTTTACTTCTAAAGTAGGAGTAAAATGGTGGACTTCTACATAAATATAATAGAAAGAAATACGACATCTGCATATTATCTCTTATAACTCGGTATGGCGAGTTATACAATCCGTTACACCGAAATTTTAAAATATAACAAAGTATTTTAAAATAAGTACATACTATATCGGAGAAACGGAGGAGTGACATGCGGATTGAACAACTATGTGACCGTATTGAGTATTTGTTAGAGCAAAGAAAATGGAGCGGTTATAAATTAGCTCAAGAGTGCAAATTAAGCAGTAGCACGATTTATGATATTTTGAATGGAAATGTAGTTCCAACGCTTGCGACACTGCAAAGTATCTGTGATGGATTAAATGTAACACTTGGAGAGTTCTTTGGAGATGATGATAGAGTAGAGCTTGTAGATAGAGACCGTAGGTTAATAACCATTTGTAAAAAACTTGATGATGCATCCATGGAAAGAGTTACAATTTATGCACAGGGAATAGCAGACCAGTATAGTGAGAATTGAAATCGGTAATCGTCTTAATAAGGGGATTGCCGATTTTTTTGCTATATGGAAATGAGGTGGCATTTTTAAGAGACACATCATTTTGTAATATAAATGCATAATGGAAAATTATGTGTTTGTAAGGGTGATGTATGATGCAGCTAGATTATTTTATAGGGCACCTGACAATGTTTGATAAAGCATTGTCGGTGCCTTTTTCATTTTGGTTATTCCGATTAAATGGAATAACTGTTGCGATAAACCGAGTTAAGAATTTGATGAATATTCCATTTTGATGGAATAGGTATTCCAACAAGATGTAATAGCGTTTGGAGTAAAACTGCACAAATTCTTACTCGGTAATTTTTTTTCATTAGTCTACATAGGTGAACCCTTTGACATGTATATTCTCACATACAGGAGGTAGAAGGGTATTGTATCAGGATGCTTTAGGAACCATAGATAGAAGATATGAGATTTATGCTTATATAAAGGTCGCAAAAACTACGAGCTATGCGGAGCTAATGAGGATGTTTAACATATCACGTACCACGGTTCGCAGAGACTTGGATTTTGTAGAAAAGCATCTATTACTTCCTATAATAAGAACGCCGGGAAATGGTGGTGGTATTTCTCTCGATGTAACAAAGAGAATTGAACCGACCTATTTTACCCTAGAGGAAGCTCTAATCATAATGACTGTAATTAGTAGCTTAGATGGGGAGAGGCGTAATCAGATGGAAAGCATACTTGCAAGGCATATGGATATAAGTCAGTTGCCAGAAGAGTGTCAGAGAGCTTTTCATTATTTTTGTTGCTAATGGATATATGTTTATTTGCTTACAGAAGAATAAAGGATAACAACAAAGCTAGCTTTTGTTTGCGGATGAATGTATGCCTTTGCATAAATCGTACCTTGATAACTAAATAGTACATTGTAATTGGGACGTGAGAATACAGGGAGCCACTAGGCGGATACGCCATAAGGTGTCTCTTTTTGTCGTAGGCAAAATGAGAACCTTGCGAGTAATATCTGGCAAAAAATGCTTGTCAAAAAGTGTTGGCGATGAGCTGTGTTTGTAATAATGATACTTCCGGATAATATCCGGTCACAAGATGACGGTGCAAGACCGATGTGGGCAGAGTAATGAACTGCCACCCTTTTATGATAATTTGTCTGTCAATCAAAGTGTAGCTTATGGCTGCTTTTTGATTGACAGATAAAAGCCGTATAACTTTCTCATAAAATGGAAAGATTTAACAGTAAGGAGGGATGCCATGATATGAAGATAGAAATAGATGATAAGATTAAACATGTATATGTATGGCTTACCAAGGAAGAATCGAAGGATTCCTTAGTTATGGAAGAAATCAAACCGATGTTAGATGAATATAAGGATAACAAATATAAGTTGATTGTATTCCACTCTGGAGAAGGAGACCTTATTGAATTGACTAAAGGATTGCTTAGTCATAACAAGAATTTAGCATTAAATAATACAGTGTAAACATTGATATTTTCGTCAAAATGTGTTACAATGTTATCTGTAAATAGTAATATTTATATAAATAAAAAGGAGAGTATAATGGAGAAAGTAATTGATGCCCTCTTAGAAGAGGAAATAAGCGGATATTGCAGAATCTCTTTTGATGAGGAGTTGGATAGAGACAATACATCTATCGAGAATCAGAAGGACATTATTAGTGATTTTGTTCGTAAGAAGTTTCCGAAGTGTAAATTGTCATTCTATGAAGATAGAGACCGCTCCGGATATACTTTTGAACAGCGTGAAGGCTACCAAAAGCTTAGAAAAAAACTTTTAAGCGGAGAGATTAAGATATTAATTGTAAAAGACTTTAGTCGATTTTCAAGAAGAAACAGTAAAGGACTTGTGGAACTTGAAGATTTAAGGGATGCCGGGGTACGCATCATCAGTATAGGAGATTCAATTGATTATCCGACATATGATGACTGGATGGCGATACAGTTTCGTTTTCTGATTAATGAAATGCCAGTAACGGATGCCAGTAAGAAAGTAAGAAATGTTATCCGTAGAAGACAAGAGGATGGTAAGTGGGTTGTAGCAGTTCCGTATGGATATGTTATTACTAATATGAAGACTCAGGAAATTGAAATTGTACCTGATGAAGCGGAAGTAATTAAAAAAGTTTTTTCCTTATATAATGAAGGTTGGGGATATAAGAAAATTGCCAACTATCTAACCGAGCAAAATATTCCGACTCCGAGAATGAAGGAGAAGGAACGTATTGAGGCAAGGGGAGAGGAATATAAGAGAAAGAAAACATACCCTGTATGGAGCATAATTACAGTACAGGGAATTGTTACAAATGATTTTTATATTGGCACGTTACGTCAGCATAAATATAAGAGAAAAAAGATTAATGGAGCTGATATAAAGATAGACAAGGATGAGCAATTTGTTTTTGAGAATCATCATGAGCCGATAATAGATACTAGGACATGGCTGATTACACAAGACATGTTAAAGCAAAGAACCAAGTCGAATTATCGAGGCGTTAAGAAGTATGACAATGTATATTCCGGGTTTATGATATGCGGTGATTGTGGAGCTCCTATGTTTTCTATGAGTAGAAGTGATATTGCACCAGCATATGTGTGTGGTACTTATCATAGACGAGGACTAAAGGGATGTACTTCACATCATACAAGAATTGACATGCTTGATAGTATTTTGAAGAAATATTTGCTTCAAGTAAGAGATAATTCAGAGGGTATGTTAAAGCAACTTGAGGATTCTATCAGAAATGAGTCTAATGCCATTATGGAAAATGAAAATACCGTAATGATATTGGAAAGACATTTGCAGGATGCGAAGGATGAATTAAAAGCCATAAAGAAACGTAAAATCAAGGAAATATCAAAACTTGAATTACAACTTGAAAAGAATCCTGACGTAATAGACCAGATAGAAATTCTTGAAGAGACATACACTGAATTGGAAGAAGAAACAACTCTTAAGATAAGTGGTTTGCAAAATCAAATTTCACTTACAAATAACAAGAGAAATGATATAATAAGGATAAATCGAATGGCAAGAACGGTGATTGATGTATTTAATGATATTCTCAAAAAGCCGAAGCTAGACAGATTTGATTTACAGCTTATTATAGATAGCATCGTAGTCTATGAGGATAGATTGGATGTGAAGCTTAAGGCAGATATAGATGCTTTGCTCCATGCAGAAACAGATGCAAAGGAGAACAAAGTCTCAAATTTTAAGTCTGGCAGTAAAGTTATATCAAAAAGCAGAAAATTCAAAGCTGACCTATCTTTGGAAGGTGGCGATGACTGCTCCACTACAAAGGTTCGGTTGAAGACTCGCAATCAACCAGAACGACTCTTTACTGTCAATGTTATCAGTAGTGGTGA